CTATATAAACGCCTCTGTATACAAAGATTCACAACCACTCTATGACGATGATCTTAAAGCATGGGAGATAGAAAAAAAGAAAGGCTCTATTTCTATCGATGATGGACTTAAGAAATTAGAAATCATCTACGCAAAGGCTTTACATGATACTTCAACTCAATCCGATCATATCGATGGTGACTCCTAAAGGTCACGGATACGCAAACTTTATCATAGACACAGGTGAAGAGGGTGACGTCTATTGGGTTGTATTCTTAGACAACGCAGAAATTTGGACATTCAGAAACCGAGAAGTCACACTTAGTAAAAATGTTACTATAGGTCGTGTGTAGATAGAAAGTAGTCAAATCGTTATTTTGTTTTTAACAAGGTGTTTTGATGTTTAGCTACGGCAATAACAAACCTTTACTCGTAGTAGACAACATCAAGACATTTTATACTAAGATATCGAAAGATAAAGACGGATGGATATCGTTTTTGATCTACTGTCCCATACTGTTTGAACTCGTAGAGATAAAGACTATCGAGAAAACAATTTTCAAAGCTTGGTATAATGGAAGAGCTTGGGAAGGGTATAAGTTCAAGAAACAAATACCCGTAATCAAATGGCGAAGGATCAAGGAGCGTTAATATGCAAGGTTACATGGATAAACTAAAAGAGTCTTTGGGTATGCGAAATAAAGGGAAAAAAAAAGTTTCCCTGAAAGTGAGGGCTAATGAATCTAAAGGCATGGAAAAGAAACTTAAGAAGAAAGCTTTCTCTAGTGTGGCATCGATGGATAAGGGCTCTAAAAAACTTTCTGGACTAAGTAAAGAACACGCTAAAGAATACGCCAAATACTCCCCAGCACAACTCAAAAAACACATGAAAGGGGAAAAAATGCTCCTCGGTATCAAAATCATGGCAAAGAAAAAATAGTATGGAAAAGTGGATCCAAAAAGCGTTAAACCCGAAATCCAAAGGGAAACTCCATAAAGCTTTGAAAGTACCGATGGAGAAAAAAATCCCTGTCGCTAAATTAAAATCAGCTGCTAAAAAAGGCGGTAAGATTGGGAAAAGAGCAAACCTTGCACTTACTCTAAGGAGTTTTAAACGTGGCAAATAAGTCGCCCAAACCTACTAACCCAGCTTTATATGCACGTGTAAAAGCAGAAGCCAAAAAGAAGTTTAAAGTCTACCCGTCAGCTTATGCTAATGCTTGGCTTGTAAAAACATATAAAGCTCGGGGAGGTGGTTATGGATCGTGAGGTTAGTCTTTATGAGTCTAAAGGTTGGTCTTTATGAGCCTTAAAAAATGGTTCGCTGAAAAATGGGTAAACATCGGAAAGAAGAAAAATGGATCATTCGCCCCTTGCGGTAGACCAAAAGCAAAATTAGCCTCTAAAGGCTATCCTAAATGCGTTCCTGCATCAAAAGCAGCATCTATGACACCTTCTGAAATTAAATCAGCTGTAACGCGTAAAAGGGCCAAAAAACAGGGAATTAAAGGTAAACCTACCATGGTTAAAACTTATGCACCTAATCGCTCTAAACCATCACGTTAATATCTTTGGAGAACCACTATGGCAAAAACACCAGCTTGGCAAAGGAAGGAAGGTAAATCAAAATCTGGAGGTCTCAATCCAAAGGGAATCGCATCTTACCGCAGAGAAAATCCAGGCTCTAAGCTTGCTATGGCTGTAACAGAAAAAGACCCAGGTCCAAAAAGAGCAGCTCGTAGAAAATCGTATTGTGCAAGATCCGCAGGACAAATGAAGATGTTTCCAAAAGCAGCTGCTAATCCTAAATCAAGACTCAGACTTGCTCGAAAGAAGTGGCGTTGTTAATAAAAAGAGAGGCCGTAAAGCCTCCCCAAAAATTTGCAAACTACTAGTTAAATTTTTTCTAATAGTTTAATGTCGACCTTTTGATCGACAAACATAATGTATCCAAAAAACAAAAAAAATAAAATGTAAAAAATGATCTCTAGTGCCTTTTTTGGATGAAAACTCAGATAAACTCCCAAACTGAACATTTTAAATAATAAGTTTAACCTTAGATGTAGCATCTCTTTTAGGTTGCGTCAAGTCTTCTGTTTTTTTCCCTGGTGCGTCCCAATTAATAAGCGTACCATTTTGCATAGCTGTGATCGCTAGCATATAAGGCTCCACCCATTCAGGCTTGAATAGATCCCAATTCTTTTTGAAGTAAACCGTATCCTCTTGTTTTGGCAAGCTGTAGATGAAGTAAAGACATTCTTTCTGGTTATCATAATAGTAAAGATCTTGGCTCCAATCGGGTTCTGGTTTTGTAGATCTAACAAAATACCGAGTTTTGATAACGTTGGTATTGGTGTAGTCGTTTTTACTTATCACCACAATGTAATAACCTTGGGGGTCATAGTTACGATGTTCAGCAATTATCTTATCCATCATTTTTTGATGATTCTTCTTCTTCTCATCTACTATTTCTTGTACTTGCAACCGTTCTTGAGTCGAGTAAGCATTTGCTGATAGTTCAGAAATATTGATTGTTTTGGTGTTTTTTCTACCCTCTGCAAGATCAATTTCTTTCATAAAATCCTTTTTATCTAAAAACTTATATAACAAAAAATTGACATTAACAGAATCGAAAAACTATCTTGATAGTATACGGCTAGGCGCATCCTAGAAATTATCGGCAGTTAAATTCCAATCGCCAAGGAACAGCTCATGAATGACGAACAACCAATTGATGTGTTAGAAGAAGAGGTATCACATCAGCCTCAAGAAGTTCAAGAGCCTACGCAAGAGGCTCAAGTTCAAGAATCTAAACAGGATCGGAACTGGAGAGAAATGCGTAAAAAGCTCGAATACTACGAGCAAAGATTAGAAGACTTTGAAAAAAAACAGCCCTCAGCCCCTCAGCCTCAGCAAGAAGAAGAGGAGTTATCATTAGCAGACGATGACATCGTTACAGCGAAGGACGTAAAGAAGCTCGCAAAGAAAATGGCTAAAGAACTCTACCAGCAAGAAAGAATGCGGTATGAAGCGGAGACGGCAGAGGACAGGCTTAGATCAAAATATTCTGATTTCGACGATGTAGTAAGCGAGGAAAACGTTAGAAAACTCATAAAAGATGAACCAGAATTAGCGAAAGTCTTAAGAGCTACTAGCGATCCTTATGCGAAAGGAGTTGCAGCGTACAGGTATATCCGCACGATGGAAAGGGCAAATCCAGAACAGGTGGATAAACAAACCATACGGCAAAACCTTCAGAAACCGAGAACAACCTCCTCTATAAAAGAAAGTGGACTTGACCACGCAGAGGAATTTGCATCGGGAAGAATGACGACAGAAATGCGTCAGAAATTGTATGAGGAAATGCGAGCATCTCAAGGACGTCGCTAACCAATAAAGGTTAGATATGTCTATTACAACAACATCTACTCTGCCTCCACAGGTTCTTCTATCATTTTCGATGAAATTGCTCAGTACTCCTGTGCCTTATTTCATCCATACAATCGGTGCGGATTATAGAACCATGCCGGCAAATGGTGGAACAACTCTGAGGATGACCAGATATAATCCGTTGGCGGCAGCACTTGTGCCAATCGGTAATTCGGGACAAACTCCCCCAGCTCAACAATTAACCGCTGTAAACATTGATGCGGTCGTTGGTTTCTATGGAACTTACGTAGAATTAAATGAGCAGGTAGAGATAGTTGCCTGCTATAAACCACTAGTAAATACCTGTGAAAGCCTAAACGCTGCATAGCGCATGGTAACACGAGGCAAGGGTTTAATTGTTTTTATGGGAAAATGTTCGAATATGCAAAGAACGAATCTCATCCATATAGGATTGACGCAAAGCTCTAATTTGGGGATCCAAAGTGAGTGCGCCATGCCGTCCTTTTTGGAAATGGGGAATATCGTAAGTTTTTCGCATCTTCAACATAATTTCACATTGTCTAGTTTTAATTTTAAGAAATGGCAAAATAAGCTCACAAAGATGTGTCAAACGCTCACCAGTAACTGTCCACATGTAAGCTTGTTTTCTAGCATTTATGGGATGCTGTTTAGCGGTTCTTTTGGAAAAAAGACCTCCAAAAGTTACAATCAACCAATCAATCAAAGGTTGATCAGTAGATGTAACTTGTATAACAGTTTGGTAGTAAGGTTCCCCAGTTTTGGGATTATTGGAGAAATTTCCAATATAAATACTACCTTCACCATCAATGATTCCAGCGAGATAAGCAATATCTGTCGAAAGGTATTCTTTTCTTACATAATCAAGACGTGGCATAAAATTCTTCCTTTTGTATGGTACAGTTACTGTACAACATCAACAATTAAATGTCTAGCCGCAACGACTAACCCTAGAGGCGCTTTTGAAGAGCGAAGTTATAGTCTAAACTCATGGGAAACCATGAGAGGAGAGGTTGAAGTGCCACTCCCGCCATTAAAAATGGTCAGTAAGCCTGACGAGCTGAAAGTAATAGCAAGAACATTACAACGTCAAGATCCCGTCCTTAACGCAGCTGCGGAAAGGCTTGGAGTCAGCTTGAGACAATCAGAGGATGAACTCACAAGAGATCGTCTTCTTTCTACTATGTCACAGGTAAACTGTACTGGTGGATCAAATGGTGATAACCCAACAGAACTCACATTCTCTGATACAGTGAATACAGTTAGACAACTTCGTAGCAACAATGCCTACGAGTTTATGGACGGTATCATCGGGGAAAACCGTATTGGAACTTCACCAACAAGAGATGCGTACCTAGCGATGGGTTCGACTCAATTGCAAGGTCAGTTCGAAAACATTTCCCAATTTACCTACAAATGGAACTACCCATCCATACAATCCACTATGCCATCAGAGTATGGTGCGATTGCAAACGTTCGCTTCTTGCTTTCCTCAATTGGAGCCAAGTTGCCTAACGCTTCTGCAAACGGTGCGGATGTGTATCCACTAATCGTAATTGGTAGAGAATCCTATTGTATCGTGGAACAAGATCGTTATAGCTCTTCGTTCATCTATAGACCACCAATCTTCTCTTCACCACTAGCGCTTAACGCAACAGTGGGTTGGCGGATGGCCTATGCTGGTGTTATCACCAACGATGCCTGGGTGTTCCTACTTAACTCAACGCTTTCATAAGGAGATAGAATATGGCAGTATATGGCAGCTTTACCTCCGATGGCGTATCCCAACTATTGGATATCGTAGCGGGAGCAAAATATTTAAAACTAACAAACACAAGCGCTGTAGGACAATTTGAGTGGTATGAAGGCTATGCAGCTGATACCGCTACAAACGTAGCTACAGGAGCCGCTATTGCAACAGGTGGAGTAACAGCGTTCCTTTCATCTGAAAGCAGCTTTGCAGCTCAAAAAAGCATGAGCGCACCATTTTCTGCATCTGCAGGATTTGGCCAAACTACAATCACTGTATTGAATCATGGCTATCTTGCTGGTGATATCATTAAGATCACCAACACAACTAGCATGAGACAAATTGCAGGGATGTATTTCCAAGTAGCAATTGTAGTTGATGCAAACAACTTCAAGATCAATTTGGATTCATCTGGGTTTGCTTCACAAGCGACAGCAGGGGTTTGTCAAAAACTCATTGTACCGCAACTGTGGCAACCAAGACAAAAATACATTGTTGGTATTACTTTAGGTGCTACTACAACAATTAAAACATCTGTGGATCACGGTTATTCCGTTGGTCAATTGGTAACTCTTCAAGTCCCAAGCGATTTTGGAACAGTCCAATTGAATGGTCTCAGAGGTAGAATTACTTCTGTACCAGCAGATAATGAATTTGTAGTAGATATCAATTCATCAGCAGCAACAGCTTTCGCATTCCCAGCATCTGGTGCAGTGCCGTTTAGCTTTGCTCAAGTTGAGCCAGCAGGATCACAAACTACTTTAGCCCAAGGAAACGTAACTCCAGGAGCATCGGTAAACG